ATGGGCGGCTGCGAGCCGTCCACCGGCCGAAAGGAAACCACGGTGAGCAACTTCGCCAAGGTCCGCCCCCTCGGCTACCGCAAGGGCCGCGCCGCATCCGGTGAGGACCCGAGCAAGCGGTACCCGATCTACGCGATCAAGGGCGGCGCCCCGACCTTGCTGGAGCAGCGCGACGAGGTCGCCCGGCTCCTCGCCGACCCGAACTACGACGGCGACATCGACGAACTCCTGGCACGGGCCGACCAGGTCAGTGCGCAGATCGAGCAGGCCAACGCCCGTGCTGCCCGACTCCGAGCCCTTCAGGGCGCCGTGCCCCCGGGGGATCCGCAGCCCAACCCCAGCCAGCGCCAGCAGCCAGGCATGGGCCCCGACGAGGACGGCAACCCGGACCCCGTCACCGTGGCCGAAGCGTTCGTTCGGTCCGCTGCGCTCCAGACGTTCCGCGAGCGCGGCTTCCGAGGCGAGTCCGGCGCGGTCGAGTTCCGCGCGGCCCCGGCCGGCACCGTCACCACGGGCACACAGCCGCAGCAGAACACCCGGGTACCCGGGATCATCCCGCAGAACCCGGACATGCCGCTGCTCATCGCGAGCCTGATCGATAGGCAGTCCAGCGATGGCACCACGCTGGAGTACATGCGGGACACATCCGGCCCGCAGTCGTCGTGGAACAACGCGGCCGTCGTTGCGGAAGGCGGGGACAAGCCGAAGAGCGGCCCGTTCTCCTTCGACCTGATCAGCACCAGTCTCAAGACCGTCGCCCACTGGGTACCGATCACGCGGCAGGCCGCTGACGACAACAGCCAGCTGATGGGCTACATCAACGGGAGGCTGACGTACGGCCTGGAGTACAAGCTCGACCGCGAGATCCTCACCGGCAATGGCACGTCGCAGATGCAGGGGATTCTCACGACCTCGGGCATTGGCACCTACCAGCCGCCGTCGGGCAACACGGACCCGAAGCTCATCACCGTTCGCAAGGCGAAGACCCAGGGCGAGCTGGCCCTGTACCCGCCGGACGCGATCGTGATGAACCCGCTCGACTGGCAGGACATCGAGCTGGACACCGACGCGAACGGCCAGTTCCGCGTCATCACCACGGTGACCGACTCCGGTGCGCCGATGCGGATCTGGGGCCTGACCGTCGTCACCTCGGTCGCGATGGCCAGCGGCACCGCCCTGCTCGGCGGTTTCCGCATGGGCGCGACGCTGTGGGAGCGGCAGGGGATCACGATCCTCATGACCGACTCGCACGCGGAGCTGTTCACCGCGAACACGCTGGTGGTCCTCGCGGAGCGTCGGGCGAACGTCGCGGTGCACACGCCCGCAGCGTTCGTGAAGATCACGTTTGCGGCGCTGCCGTAGTGGGCGCCGTCGTCAAGCAGGTGACGCTGACGAAGAGCAGCGCCGCCCGTGTCGAGAACCAGGACACCGAGGTGATCCGCGTCATCGGGTCCGCTCCGGCCCTGATGGACGGCTCGACGAAGCCGGTCGTCAACAACTCCTCGGCTGCACCCACGCAAGCCGAGTTCAACGCCCTGCTGGCCGCGCTCCGTACGCGCGGCGTCATCGGAGGTGCCTGACATGGCAGCACAGAAGGCGGCGACTCCCGCCGAGGTCGAGCAGCCCGAGGTCGACGAGCAGCCCAACGTGGCGATCGTCTCCACCCGCCAGTACACCGGAGGCGAGGCGTGGGCGGTCGGCCGGCAGGCGCCGGACGACGCGTACCGGGCGCTCGACGCGGCGGGGACCGGTGAGCCCACGGGACCGGTCGTGCACACGCACCCCGGCGGCTACGCCCGGCAGATCGCCGTCAAGGGCGCGCTGATCACCGAGGGCGTGAAGCGCGAGCTGGACGCCGCGCCGGCCGCCGAGAGCGCCGAGGGCTGACCGATGGCGTACTGCTCCCTGGCTGACGCGCGCGAGAAGGGCGTGACCGGCACCGATGCCGAGGTCGCGGCCTGGATCGCCGCTGCCCGGGAGCGGATCGACGCCTACACGCAGCAGCTCTTCGAACCAACTGACCTGGTGGTGGTGGCGGATGTCGGCGCGGGGGGACTGGTCATCCTCCCGCGCCGCGTCCGAACCGTCGCCTCGGTCAAGCCCGTCCTGGCGTCCGACGACGTCCCGTCGGTCCCGTCGTCTGCGTACCGGGTCACGTCGTCTGACGTGCTTGGACAGGTCGACGCCGTGCACCTGAGGCTGGGCGGCTGGGACGACCTGGTCGTCGGCGCCGAGTCGTACAACGGCGGCTGGGCAGGACTGTGGGACCGGTGGGGTGCGCGGCAGGTCGAGGTGACCGGCGTCTTCGGGTACGCCGAGGTGCCGCTCCTCGTCGCGCAGGCGTGCGCGCTGCTGGCCGCCGACGTCCAGGCGAAGGCTGCGCCGTCGGATGCGGACGCCGCGCAGGACCCGGGCCTCCAGGTGGACGACGAGGGCAACAACGTCGCCATCGAGAACACCGACGACGAGTCGTCGTCGACCGTCGACCCGTCGTCGTCTACCGGATCGACGCAGGTGGACGCCCTTCTCGCGGGCTATCTCAACCGGGGTCACACCTTGATCGGGGGCGTGTGATGGTGCGGGCGAGAGCGCGTGTCTCAACGCGGATGCGGGCCGAGGCGACGACGACGATCAACACCCGCGCGTACGAACGGGGCCTCCGGCGCTGGTTCGGCGGGATGTCGGACGACGTGAAGCGGGCCGTGGACCGGACCCGCATCGACGTGCAGAACGAGGCCCGCCGTCGCGCGCCGGTCGACACCGGCCGCCTGCGCTCCTCGATCGTCTCGCGCGCCGAGAGCAGCGGCCGGTCGGTCGGCTACGTCGTGGGGACGAACGTCAACTACGCGGCGGCGGTGGAGTACGGGACCGCGCCGCACGTCATCAAGCCGCGCAACAAGAAGGCCCTGTTCTGGCCCGGCGCCGCCCACCCGGTCGCGCAGGTCAACCACCCCGGCACCCGGCCGCAACCGTTCCTTCGTCCGGCGATCGAGCTGACGCCGATCTTCTGGCGGGCGCACGCCTCGCAGATCGGACGGCGCTGATGGCCGCCACGACGTCCGGCGCGATCAAGGCGTACCTGGAGGCGCGCGGCTTCGGCGTACCCGTGTTCAGAGACGGCCCCCGCCAGGGGCAAGGCGAGCCGTTCATCGTCGTCCAGGAGGGCATCCCCGCCGGACTCGACACGATCGCCAACGGTGACTTCGGGGACCCGAACGCCGAGATCAACATTGCCGAGACCGTCATCGTCGACCTCGTCCAGCGCGCCCGTGTCCAGACCGGCGCTGCCACCACGAAGGTCACCGAGCGGTACGGCCTCGCCGAGGCCATCGCGCACGCCCTCCACGGCTGCACCCTCTCCGCGCACCCCGCGAAGGTCACCGCCGTCCGCGTCCAGGACATCGACCGCATCCCCATCGAGGACAACCGCGTCCGCCACTCGATCACCATCACGGTCCGGCGGACCCTGCTGCGCGACGAGGTGGCCCCATGAGCGATCCCGTGTACCTCCCGATGGACCGCGACGAGGTGATCTCCTACCTCGCCCCGTCGTGGCCCCCGCGCCCCGACACCGCCTACCTCACCCTCCCCGAGGGGACCGTCACCGACGGCGCCGCGATCGTCTACCCGACCGCCGGCCGACCCGGCACGTGCTGGTGGGTCGTCGACTCCACGATCCCCACCCAAGCCGCCGGCGTCCCGGACGAGGCGCTCGCCGAGCTGCTGCCGGGCTCGGTGCTGGGCGTCGTCCCCGGCGACCTGGCAGACACCCCGCCCCCGAGCTGAGCCGAACCCCGGCACCAGGAAGGACAACCCGATGGCCATCTCCCGAGTGACCAAGCTGTACGCGGTGGAGGACTGCAAGATCTTCCCGCTGCTCTCCGACCCGGACGGCGGCACGCCGTCGTACGCCGCGGGCATCGACGTGCCCGGCATCAAGTCGCTGGAGATCTCCGGTGACGTGGAGGTCAAGGAACTGCGCGGCGACAACGGACTCCTCGACAGCGACTCCTCGATCTCCAACATCACCGTGTCGTGGCCGCACGCCAAGCTGTCGCTGGACGTGCTGGTCGCGCTGATGGAGAGCACGGTCACCGACGCCGGTACCACGCCGTCGCAGACGACGAAGTGGAAGCTGAAGAAGGGCGCCAAGCCGAAGCCCTTCAAGATCGAGGCCAAGACCCCGACGAGTGGCGGTGACCTCGTCGGCGGCGACGTGCACTTCGCGCTGCTGAAGTGCGTCATGTCCGGATTCCCCGGCCTCGGTCTTGCCGAGGAGGACTACAAGACCCCGGAGAACGAAGCGCGCGCCGTGCCGCTGATCAGCACCGGCGACTGGATCGACGTGACGATCAACGAGACCGCCACCGCGATCGCGACGGCCGCAACGCCGTGACCCCGTGCGGGCGCGTCCATCGCTCAGCGCGCCCGTACGGTCCCCTCCCCATCCGCAGGCCGAAGCCCGGCACTCACATAGGGACCCACCACCATGACCACTGGCCTTGACCTCCTCGCCGAGGGCGGCACCGTCACCCTCACCGACGGCACCGAAGTACCGCTCCGCTACTCCTTCCGCGCGCTCGCGCTCCTCGAAGCGAAGTTCGGCTCGGTCGGCGCCGTGCAGTCCGCGATCGACTCGACCGGACAGGGCGCCGCGTTCGGCCCGCTCTCCCAGATTATCGGTGCGGGCACAGTCGGCCCCGGCGGCTTCGAGCCCCACATCCGCGAGTACCAGGACGCCAAGGGCGAGCGCCGCATCCAGGACATCGTCTACCGGCGGCGCGCGGACGGCGTGATGCTCGACGACCTCCTCGACCCCGGACGCCTCGACGAATACACCCGCGCCTTCACGGCCGCGCTCAGCCGCGCGCTGGAGTCCCGGAGCCGGGGAAACGCCCCGACCCCGGTGGAGACGTTGCCTTCCCCTGGGGACAGTTCCTCTACCTCGCCGTCGGTGCCCTTCACATTCCTCCCGGCGACTTCTGGGGCATGACGCTCAGCCAGCTCATGACGCTGGCCGACGAGCACCAGGCCGCCCACCAGACCGGCGGCCGACGTGAGACCGAACCTGCTGACGGCGCCTCGCTCCTGGGGTTCGCCGCGATGCACCGCAAGTAACCGCCGAGGAGGTGAGCCGTGGCCAACGACATCAACTTGCCGAACTTGGTGTCGCACCTCCAGGTCAACCTGGACGGTGTGTCCGGTGCGGTCTCGGACGCCTCCACGCAGGGCTCCTCGATGGGCGCGGCCCTGGGGCGGGGAGTCAACCGCGAGCTGGACCGGCTGCTCCGCAACCTCCCCCAGGTAGAGATTGACGGGAACTCCGATCCCCTCGACCGCGACCTCGTCCGCATTCACCGCGAGCTGGCCCAGCTGGACTCGCAGCGCATCGGCGTCGACATCTCGATCGACGACGCGGTCCGGCAGATGGAGCGCCTCCAGGCGCACATGCAGCGGATTAGCGACGAGCACCCGCGGGTCGAGGTGCGGGCCGCAACGCAGCAGGCAACGGCCCAGCTCTCTGCCGTACTGGCTGCGGCGCGGCACGTGGACGACACGGACGTCGATGTCGACGTGAACGTGCGCGTCGACGAGGACCGCGTCCGGGGCATGGACCGGCTGACTGGGATCCTCGGACGCCTCGGCGGCATGGCCGGATCGCTCGGCGGGGTCGCCGGGGCGGTCGGCAAGGTCACGGCGGCGGTCGGCGCCGCGCTGCCGCTCCTCGCAGGTGCGTCGGCTGTGGTCGCGGAGATCGTGCCTGCGTCCGGTCTCGCGGCGACGGGGCTCGTGTCGGTGGCGCTCGCGGCCGGCGCGGTGAAGCTGGCGACGGCGGGCATGGGCGACGCGCTGTCGGCGGCGCTCGATCCGAGCAAGGCGACGGAGTTCGACAAGGCGCTGAAGGAGCTGGCCCCCAGCGCGCGGGAGTTCGCGCTCGCCGTGCGGGACGCTGGCCCAGCGCTGCGGGATCTCCAGAAGGACGTTCAGCAGGAGTTCTTCGACGGGCTCGGCGATCGGCTGGAGCGTACGGGCAAGTCGGTGTTGCCGGTGCTGCGGACGAACCTCCTGTCGACGGCGGGCGCGCTGCGGGGGATGGCGGTCGGGACGCTGGACGCGGCCAAGGGGCTGGCGGACAGCGGCACGCTGGGGAAGGCGCTCGGCTCAGCCAGCAAGGGCCTGAAGAACCTCAGCGGCATTCCCGGCCTGCTGGTCACCGGGCTGGGCCAAGTCGCGGCTGCGGCGGGGCCGTCCTTCGACCGGCTGACCGCGAAGGCCGGTGACGCGGCTACCCGCATCGGTGCTCGGCTCGGAGCAGCGTTTGAGTCGGGGAGCCTGGAGCAGGCGATCGACCAGGCGATCGGCCTGCTGGGGACGCTGGCCGACGTCGGCGGCAACGTCGCCCAGATCGTCGGCAACCTCTTCGCTGCGGGCCCTGGCGGGGGCGCGTTCCTCGGCATCCTCCAGGACATCACCGGGGAGATCGCGAAGGTCACCGCATCAGTCCCGGCCCAAAACGGGCTAAGCGCCCTGTTTCAGACCATGGCCACGCTCGGAGCCACGGCCGCTCCGCTGCTCGGGCAGGCCCTGGCTGCGGTCGCCCCCGTGCTGACCGCCCTCGGTCCCCCTGCGCAGACCCTGATCCGCGCGCTCGGCGCCGGGCTCCAGCCGATCATCACCGCACTCGGTCCCGTGTTGGTACAGGCGGCTGCCGCCGTGGGGGTGCTGGTCGACGCGGCGTCACCGCTCCTGCCCGTCATCGGACAGCTTGCTGCCGCGCTCCTACCCGCACTAACGCCGCTTCTGGTTGCCTGTCAGACGGTTTTCCAGGCGCTCGCCCCCGTGATCGATCAGGTCGCGACGATCTTGCAGGGAGCGCTTGCCCCCATCCTGGCGCAGCTCCCGAAGATCATCGATCCACTCGCCCAGCTCCTGACCGGGCAACTGATCTTCGCGCTGACCAACATGGGCGATCTCCTGATCGACCTCGCCCCCAGCTTCGTGCAACTTGGGGTCGCGGGCGGTGAACTTCTAGCCGCGCTCGCCCCGTTGCTCCAAGCTGCGGCCCAGCTTGCTGCCCTACTGATGGCCCAGCTCGCCCCCGCGATCGGGCCCATCCTGTCCGGCGTCGGCCAGCTCGCCGCGCTCTTCGCGACGGGCCTGACTGTCGTGATCCGTACCGTCGTCGCCCCCGCGCTCCAGGCCCTGACTGCGCTCCTGCGGGGTGACGTGTCGGGCGCCATGGACGGGGTCAAGAAGGCCGTCTCGGGGATGGTGTCCATCGCGATCAGCCTCTTCGTGAGCTTGCCCGTGAAGCTGGCTACGGCGCTCGCGCCGTTGGCCGGGCGGCTGATGACGGCGGCCGGTGCCGCGCACGATCGGATGATCAGCACCATCCGCACCAAGCTCGGCGAGGCGGCGTCCCTCGTTGCTACGCTGCCGGGTCGCGCGGCGTCGGCGCTCGGGAATCTCGGCGGACGGTTGGCCAGCGCGGGCGCGTCGCTGATCTCCGGATTCATCAGCGGCATCAAATCGAAGATCGCCGACGTGCAGTCCACTCTGTCGGGCCTGACCAGCAAACTCACGGACTGGAAGGGGCCGAAGGAGAAGGACGCGAAGATCCTCACCCCTGCGGGCAGGTTGCTGATCGAGGGGTTCATCAAGGGGATCGACGGCACCACGGCGCAGCTGCGGTCCAAGCTCAGCTCGATCACGAAGGCGCTCCCCGCCAACGTGCGGAGCGGGTACGGGAAGGTGCTGGCGAAGGCGACCGCCGAGCTTCAGGCGCAGGTGACCCGAAGGGACGGCGTCCTCAAGCAGCTCGCCGCAGCACAGAAGAGGCTGGACGACCTGGTGAAGGCCCGCGCGAAGGCGGCGGGGGACATCACGTCGGGGATCCTCGACGAGGCCAACATCACCACGGGGCGCGGCGACGTCAACTCGGTGACCGCAATCACGGTCGGGCTCCAGCAGGCACTGAAGAAGAGCACCGAGTTCCAGGCGAACATCGCTGCGCTGAAGAAGTCGGGTCTCCGCGCGGACCTCCTCCAGCAGATCGCCGATGCCGGGGTGGCCGGGGGCGCGGCGACGGCCGCCGCACTCGCCAAGGCAACGCCCGCGCAGGTGAAGCAGATCAACGACCTCCAGGCGCAGTTGGCGAAGAGCGCGACGGCGACCGGCGCGACGGTCGGCGACGCCCTGTACGGCGCAGGCATTCGCGCGGCTCAGGGACTTGTCGCCGGGCTGAAGAGCCAGGAGCGCGCCATCGAGGCGCAGATGAGGCGGATCGCCGAGCAGATGCTGAAGACCGTCAAGACCGTCCACAAGACCCGCAGCCCATCCCGGGCCTTCCATGCGATCGGCGTCATGGACGGCGAGGGCCTGCGCGGCGGCATCCTCGCCTCGGTCGCCCGCGTCCGGGACGCGGCGCGCTCGATGGCCGGGGCCGCGCTCGATGTCGGCGCTCGCGCGATCGCGTCGACTCCGACGGCCGGGCAACTCGCGGCGGTGTACGGCGGCGGGGGCAGCGGCGGAGACCAGCACAACACCTTCAACCTGTACGGCTCCGAAGCGAGCCCGGACGGCATCCTGCGCGCGCTGTCGTGGCAGGGACTAGTCGGGGGGCGGTGACGATGGCGCAGCAGCGACTCGGCAACGTGCAGTGGGGCGACCTGACCTTCGGGCCCGGCACGCCGTACGCAGTCACCGCCGTGGAGGGGCTGGACGACCTCCCGGACATTCGCGCCGAGGACGTGGAGCGACCGGGCCAGCACGGCGACTACACGGGCCCCGACTACACCGCAGCGCGCACGATCCAGTTGAAGCTGGGCGTTCGCGGGGACAGCCCGGACGATCTCCGCGCACTGACCCTTGCGCTGCGCAACGCGACGCAGCCGCAGGCGCAGCCCGCCATGCTCCAGTTCGTCGATCAGGGGACGCTCGTCTACGGCAAGGTTCGGAGGCGCAGCCTGCCGTACGACGCCGAGGCGCTGTGGCGGATCGGGGATGCGGCGATCGAGTGGTACTGCGCCGACCCCTACCTGTACGGACTGGAGGAGCGCTCGGAGTCGACGACCGCGTACAGCCCTTCTGCCGGCCGGACGTACCCGATGGCCTATCCGCGGTCGTACGGGAGCGCGGGGACGTCGGGGCGGCTGACGGCGGTCAACGGCGGCGCAAGCGCGGCGTATCCGGTGCTGCGCCTTGACGGGCCGGTGTCCGATCCGGCGGTGGAGCAGGTGACGGCTGGCGGCATCCTCCAGCTCGATGCGGATCTCCAGGCCGGGGAGTTCGTGCTGATCGACACCCGGTCGCGGGCGGTCCTCTACATGGGGACGGCTCCGCGTAGGGCGTGGGTGCGCGCCGGCTCGGTGTGGCCCCTGCTCGCGCCCGGATCGAACGAACTCGCCTACCGGGGCTCGGCGTTGCCGGGCTCCCCCGGGCAAGAGTCCCTGCTCACCGTCACCTGGCGCGACACCAGCCTGTAAGAGAGGAGGCGGCCCTATGGCCGTGATCAACCCCCCAGCGTGGTTGCAGGCCGGGAACTACCCGGCCCGCAACGACCGGCTGGCCCTGACGGGCTTGATGTCGTACTCGGGGTTCAGCTTCGACGAGGCGACCCCGCTGCGGATTCGACAGGGCGTGAAGCCCAGCTACCAGAACTATCAGCTCAAGGTGCGCGCGGCGTCGACTCCGAACATGACCGTCATCGTGTCCGGCGGCGTGTGCTTCATCGACCAGCACGACACGGGGGGCGTCGGCACCTACATCTGTGCGAACGATGGCGACGTCACCCTCACCGTGCAGCCCGCTGGCGGGGCCGGGCAGTACCGGAAGGACTGTGTGGTGGCCTCGGTGTACGACGCCGAGTACTCGGGCTCGGCGTCGGAGTGGCGCCTTGAGGTGATCCAGGGTGCGTACGCGGCGAGCGCGGGGGCGACGGTACGACCCGCCCTGCCGAGCAACGCGCAACTCCTCGCGGACCTCGCAATCGGACCGTCGCAGACCAGCGTGACCAATGCCAACATCGGCGACGTCCGCATTTACTCCGTCGCCGCAGGCGGCATCGTGCCGATCCTGTCGACCGTCGACATGGACCGCCCGGCCCCCGGCCAGGTGCGGTACAGGACCGACACGGACACCTTCGTGTACGGCAAGGGCGACGGGACGACGGGCCAACTCCTCTCCTCGGCGGGATCGCCGTGGCTGACCGCGTACAAGTCGGCGGACGAGTCCGTGAGTAACGCGACCCTCCAGGACGACGACCACTTGTTCGTCAGCCTCGCGGCCAACGCGACGTACCTGATCGACGGGCTGTTCATCTACACCGGGCAGACGTTCGCGGCTGGCCCCGGTGACCTCCGCGCGGTGTGGAGCATCCCTGCGGGCAGCACCCTGCGGTGGTCGCGGAACGGCCCGTCACAGAACGCCGCGACCGGCATGGACATCGTCTCGACCGACGAGAGCACCGTGCGCCTTCTCGGCACCTTCGGTGGCGGCACCGACGTGTCCGCGCATCCGAAAGGCCGGATCACTACGGCGGGCACCGCTGGCCTGTTGAGGTTGAGGTGGGCGCAGGGAACTACGAACGCGGCGCAGGCCACGATCATGCGGGCCGGGTCGTGGCTGCGCGTGCAGAGGATCGCCTAATGACCGCGCCCGCCGACTTCGCTTCGGCGCTGCTGGCCGGTCCGACGGGGACCGCGCAGCACACGTACACGTACCTGTTCTGCGACCTGCGCACGGACACGTTGCTCGCTGAACTCCCGATGTCCGACGTCTCCTACAGCTGCGAACTGAACGCCGTCGGGACGCTCACGGGGACCATCCCGTACTCGACGGAGACGCTGCCGCTCGATCCGGAGACCGCATCCACCCCGGCCCGCACGGTGGTGTACGTCGACCGCGACGGGGTGATCGTCTGGGCCGGGATCGTGTGGACGCGCACGTCCGCACGGGGCGGGAAGCAGATCCAGGCAGCCGAGCTGCTGAGCTACTTTCAGCACCGGTACGTGAAGCGCACCCTCAGCACGGACACGTCGCTGCTCATTGACCCCACGTACGTCGGCACCACCTCCACGTCGCAGAGGCTCTACCCGGACCAGAAGCACATCGTGTGGAGCCTGCTGCGGTACGCGCGAGATCAGGCCGGCGGGGACATCCCCCTCGACCTCAACACGCTGACGGGCTCGGGCCACGGTGTAACGCGGACGATGACGTACTTCGGGTACGAGCGACCCGAGATCTACAAGGCGATCGCCGAACTGGCGGCGGCCGACGACGGGTTCGACTTCGGGATCGACGTCGGATGGACCTCCCCAGCGAACAACAACCCGCCGGTCCGTTACCGCAGGGCCAGAACGTGGTTTCCCCGGCGGGGCCGTACGGCGGCGCAGAGCGGCTTGGTCTTCAGCAAGGGCGGCGGGTTCGGGTCGATCCTGTCGTACGACTGGCCCGAGGACGGCACGTCGCTCGTCACGGAGATGTCCGGGCTGGGGGCCGGGACGGGCGAGGCTCGGATCGTACGGACGGCGTCGGCGGACGACATGATCGCTTCGGGGTGGCCGCTCCTGGAGGGCGTGGCGTCGTACGACGGGGTGATCGACGAGGCGCAGGTGCAGGGGCTGACGTCGTCGGCGCTGACTGCCCAGTCGCAAGCGCAGGTGCAGCCGGTCTTCGAGGTGTCTGCGGACACCGACCCGGAGTTCGGTAGCTACAGCGTGGGGGACGAGGCGCTGTTCGTCATCGACCCCGAGCCCCAGTCCCCACACGGCCGTGAGGCAGTGCTGCGGATCGTCCGCATCGAGAACACCGCAGCGGCCGGGCCCGAGCGGGTCCGTCTTACCTGTGTGGGGGCGTGATGCCGCAGACAGCGCAGACCCCGGGCCTGCTCCAGCGGATCGCCCGCCTGGAGTCCGAAGTCGCCGCGCTGCGGCGGGCGGGGTGGGAGCGGGACGAGATGCCGTTCTACCCGACGTCGCTGCATGGGGTGGCGTACGAAGACGCCACCGCCTTCACCACGTTGTGGGAAGGGATCCTCAGCCCGCGGACCGCCAGCCTCGCCCTCGGGCTGGTGTTCATCGGGGACCAAGTCGGGGCGACCAACAGCGGCGGGGCGTGGCAGGTGTTGTTCAACGACACCACCGTCGTCGCCAGCGGTTCGGTACCCGCGACGTTCTCCTTCTCCTTCCCTGCGGTCGTCCTCGACCTCACCCCGTACCGCGCCATGCAGCAGCTCAAGGTGCAGATCGAAGTCCGGCGAACCTCGGGCGCGACGACTGGCGGGAAGTTCGGCGGGGGCGGCTGCATCGGCGGCGCCCCCACATACGCACGGCTCATCTGACGAAGGGAACACCATGCCCAAGACCGGACCCCAGCTCTACCCGGGAGCCAGCCAGCAGTACCGCTACCAGGGGAAGTACGGCGGAAGCCCGATGGAAGTCAACGTCGTCGTCCTCCACACGACGGAGGGCCGGACGCTGCCGGACTACGGCGGCGGTGCGAGCGCTCCGACGCTCACCGCCGTGCCGGACTTCACCGCAGGGAAGCTGCGGTGGTTCCAGCACTTCGACGTCGATGTCTCCGCGCGCGCTCTCGTCAACCTGAAGGGCGGGGTGGAGACGAACACGAACAACGTCGCACAGGTCGAACTGGTCGGCACCTGCGACCCGGCGACCCGAGCCGAGTGGGTGAAGGCGGGGAAGCGGCAGAACGTCAACTTCATCTACTGGCCCGAGGCGCCGGAGTGGGCGCTCTTCGACCTCGCTCAGTTCCTCAGGTGGATGCACACCCAGCACGGGGTGCCCCTGACCGGCCCGGCGTCGTGGCCTGCGTACCCGGGGTCGTACGGCGCGGCCAAGGCGCGGATGTCGTACGAGCAGTGGAACAAGTTCCGGGGAGTGTGCGGGCACATGCACGTTCCGGAGAACACCCACGGCGACCCGGGCTCGATCAACTTCTCCCGCCTCATAGCCCTCGCGAAGGGCGCCACCCCCACGTCCGAGGAGGACACCGACATGGCCACTGCCAAGGAGATCGCCGCCGAAGTTTGGAAGCACCCGATCCCGAACCGCTTCCGCAAGGACGCGGCGGGCAAGCCCACGCCGACGGCCGCCAGCACGTTCCTGGAGTACGGCGACGCGCACTACGACGCGCTCGCCGCCAGGCTCGACAGCCTCACCACGGCTGTCGAGAAGCTGACTGCGGCCCTCGCCGCGAAGGGAGCCTGACCCATGTCCGACGCGGCGAAGCGCACCGCGCGCACGATCCTCCAGACAGGCCTCGGTATCGCGGCCGTCCTCCCCGCAGTCGTCTCCGCGTCCGGAATCCCGGCCGCGCTGCCGTGGGTGGCCGGCGCGCTCGCCGTCGCGGGTGGGACGACCCGGGTCATGGCGCTGCCCGGCGTCCAGGCGCTCCTCCCGGGCTGGCTCCGTACGGACGAGGGCGAGGGTGGTAGATGACGGCGGAGGCGACGACCGGTGTGGCGAGCGTCGACATGATGGTGGCGTGGGCCGTCGGGATCACCGCGCTCGGCGCGCTGGCGGCCCTGCTGTGGCGACTGCTGCGGGCGGTCCTACGGATCGCGGACCTGGTCGACGAGATCAGGGAAGACTGGCTCGGCGCCCCCGAACGGCCAGGAGTACCGGCCCGGCCGGGGGTGATGGTCCGCCTCGGCGAGCACGACGAGCGCCTCACGGATCACGAGACCCGGATCACGAGAGTCGAGACCCGGATACCTGACGGCACGTGACTGCGGCCCCCGCGCTCCTTCGGGAGAGCGGGGGCCGCTTCGTCATGTCCGAGGCTGGACAGCGCGGCGGGCCCGCGCAATCACAGCGTGCGCGTCCGCCCCGTAGACCGCCGACTCCCGCAGAGTTCGCCAGATTCTCAGGTAGGTGGCGAGGGAATCCGCGTCATTCAGCCACAGCTCGGCGTGCCAGTCCTCGGTGATCACGAGCCGCTCATCGAAGATCCAGAAACCGTTGGCGGCAGGGATCTTGAGTGAGGCACTGAGCGGAATAATCCCCAACTCCACCGTGTCCATGCCGATCACACCCACCAGGCGATCGAGTTGCGCGACCATGACGGAGGGGGAGCAGATCAGTGCGTGGAGAGCCGCTTCCCACATCAGAACGTGCAACCGATGCCGACCGTCGTACAGCCACTTCTGGCGTAGATCGCGGGCACGAACAGCTTCCTCGGTGTCGCGCGTCGACCCAAAAAGCTCGGCGTAGCGAATGAAGATCGCGCGGGCGTAGTCGGGGGTTTGGAGCATGCCGGGGATGACTGCCTCTTCCCAGGCGTAGATGACAGTGGACCGCTCCACCTCCAGGTTCCAACTGTCCTGCACCGGGCGGTGGCCCGCCGCGAGCTGACGGCGCCAGGAGCGGATGTGTGACTCGAAGCCCCGTAGCCGTGCTTCCAACTCGTCGTAGACGTTGGGGGCTTCGACGGCGTCCGCCCAGGCGCGGAGGTCAGCGGCGGTCGCCGTCTGCTGGCCGTTCTCCAGCTTGTAGATCTTCGAGTGCGGCCACCCGAGCCGCTGGGCAAGTCGTGGTCCGGTGAGCCGACCTCCAGGCGCCGACAGCCGTAGTTCCCTGAGGCGGATACCGAGGGCTTCTCGGGCCTGCTGGAAGTCGGTGCTCACCGGGCGCGGTTACCCCTTCGTGTGGAGCTGGGCCCCGAACTCGTCGTACGGGATGGACGCGTGGACCGCGGCGTCACGGACCTGGCAGTACCGCAGCACCTCGGCAGGCTCGGTGATCACCTCGATGTCGAGGAGGACATCGTCGTCGTCGAACCGTAGAACAGCGACGAGTCGGCTGTCGAAGATCCAGAAGTCTTCGTTCGGAAGGTGAACCCGTGCGGCGTCGTCGCGCCAGATGCTGCGGACGTCCTCGCCGGTCGCCGCGTTGCACTCTGCGTAGCTGAGGAGGAACAACTGCCCTTCGGTGGGCGGGTTGTCGACGACGCGGACGCGGCCGATGCGCTTGCCCTGCGAGGTCTGTTCCCGGATGTTCACGCACCACTCGCTGTCGAGATCCATCGGGGTGGTGCCGGTTTCCAGGAAGGCTGCGTAGGAGGAGTCCTCGCGGTCGGACGCGTACCCACGCCGGGTCTCCAGGTGCCAGGCCGAATGCTCGATGTGGTGGAAAAGCTGGCCGAACTCTTCGAGGGTGATGAGCTTGGGCACGCGGTCCATCTCCTTGGGGCCGTGGTTGACCAGGAGTTCCCGAGGGACGAGCACTGCGACTTCGCCGGGACTGAGGTGTTGGAGCTGGGCAATGTCGTCGGGGTCGGTGAGGGGCTTGCCCTGTACGACGATCTCCTTCGAGTCGATGTCCTCGTGCAAGGCCGGGCATCCGCCGTGCTTGCTGTCGGTCCCGTTGAACCGCAGGCGTCGGGCCATGTGGTGCCTCCCTGGGAGTAGTTGGAGTTCCCGCGTCTTCAGCATGGCCCCGGTAGCGGGGCAGTCATGCAGAGTCACGCCCACTATTCGAGACCATCTGAGAACATCCGGCTACCCATCGAGAACATTCGAGAACATAGCGTGGTGCCTGTCAACAGGCGCTTCGTACGGTGCTGTTCATGGCCTCTGCTCCTGCAACTACGCCCGCCGTCGATCCGTTCTCAGCCGTGGAGGTACTTCGCACGGCGCTGGACCGCGCCGGGATCGTGCTGCCGTCGCTCGGAGTAGACCCCGGCTCGCCGAGTCTCGGGCTCGTGGAACTCGGCCGTATCCGGGCGGATGTGGCCCTCCGACTCGCGTACGCACTCCAGCAAGGGGAGCCCGCAGCATGACCGACACCAGTCCTCCGCCTGACACACCCGCCGCCGGCGTCGTGGTTTCCGCCGACCCCACGCCTCCCAAGGTCCCCGGTCTCCTCCCGGCCTCCGCCGTCGGCGCCGACCGGGACCGCGAGCGGGCGATCCGAGGGTGGCTCGCGAGCGCCCATCGCAAGACCGAGCAGGCACACACCGACTGGGCAAGGAACGGAGTTTCCCTTCTTCCCCTCGGCCGCCCGTTCTCCGCCGTACGCATCCCCGGAAGCCTCATCCACCTCGTCAGCGGCAGCACGGACCACAAGCCCGTGGCCGCCCTCCTGGCGAAGGAACTGCGCGGTCCTGTCATCCACGACCGGCACGAGATCGGGGTGTCGTACTACGCCCTCGTCCCGGCCGAGGATCTCAAGTGGCCCTACCCCGAAGCCCCGTACCTCACGAGCGGCACGACTGACTCCTGGCTGGGAGTGCCGGACATCAGCCGCACCCGGCCTCCGGGGAACCACTGGACGGTGCCGCCGCGCTTCGTCGGCGACCTCTGCCGGATCGAGCGCGTCGCTGGCTTCATCCTCCGGGGCCTCCCCGTCCTCCGCGCCCACGAGGAAACCCTTGAGGAGGCCCGTAAGAAAAAGGCAGAGGAGGCGGGTCAGTGAGGACGTCCGAGACGACGTGTTCCCCTGAGCCGTTCGACCTGTCGGTGGACGGGCCCCCTGTCGAGCCGGTCCCCGGCTGCGAGCGCTGCGCCGAGCTGGCCGGACTGCGCGAGGACGCTCTCCGGGCGTGGGACGGCTCCCGCGCGTCGGACTACGCCGTCATGATCCGCACCCACGCCACCGGCCACACCGGCACCCCGTGA